CGTGGTGAGCCGCGCCCCCTCGCGTTTCGTCTGCGACTTTCCCGGCGCGCTTAAACCGCCAAAATGACCCAAAAACCGCCCATATCGGGCGCCAGGCGCACCACTTCAGCGGTATTGTCACGCTATCGCGTTCATGTTGTGCCAACCGAAAAACGAAACCCAAACCGCCCAAGCCACAAGATGACCGCGCAAGCTGGCGCGCCGGGCGATTGGAATTGTCATGCCAAGACCGCCAAGCTGGGGGCATATGGCCGCGCCGCTGCGCTGCGCTGGCGCTTCGTGCGGTTGCCGCCGGCTGTGAGGCGGGGGGGCGGGGGCCGAGCGGCGCGTGACTGTCACGGGCACCGACCGCAAACAATTTTTTGCAAAATTTTTTTCTGCAATAAAATCATGTGCAACACAGTTTAGTGCAGCCTTGCCCACGCAACCCGCGTCATCTAATATAGCGCCATGACGTTTTATTCCTTGCCGTTCACGCCCGAACGCCCAGAAGCCACTGAGGCACGTTTGGAAGCGATCTACGAAGCCGCCAGGTATGGCCTGAAGGGCGACAGCCTTGCGATGGCCGCCGGGCTTACGCCAAAGCAGTTCCGGCGCTTGGCTGAGTTCGACCCGCTGGTTGAGGTCGCTGAGATGAAGGGCCGCGCCGACGGCGAGTTGAACGCCGCGCGGACTATCTACAACGCCGCGGCGGCGGGCGACGCCAAGGCCGCGCTGGACATCCTGAAGCATCAACATGGGTGGGTCAGCAAACAGCAGATCGACGTGAACATCGACCAGCAGATCAGCATCACCGGCGCGCTGGAGCGGGCGCAGACGCGCGTCATCGAGGGGCTGTACACCGAACTGCCCCGCATAGAGGACAACAACAGTGCAGCAGCCTATCTACTCAGCAGCGGAAGAAATGGAATTGATGAGTCGGCTGTGGTCGCCGACGATCAAGGATGACCCGCTGGCGTTCGTGCTGCTGACCTACCCGTGGGGTGAGCCGGGTACGCCGCTGGAACATTTCAAAGGCCCACGCAAATGGCAGCGCGACGTGCTGGCGACGCTGCGCGACCACATCAAGGACAACAAAGGCAAGATAGACTACGACACCTTCCGCAACGCCGTGGCGTCAGGGCGCGGAATCGGCAAGTCGGCGCTGGTCAGTTGGCTGGTGCATTGGATGCTGTCCACGCGCATCGGCAGCACAACCATCGTGTCGGCCAACTCCGAAGCGCAGCTTCGCTCGGTGACATGGGCCGAGATCACCAAGTGGCTGGCGATGGCGCTGAACAGCCACTGGTTCGAGATTGCCGCCACACGGATCATGCCGGCGAAGTTGATCACGGAACTGGTCGAGCGTGACCTGAAGAAAGGCACGCGCTACTGGGCGGTGGAAGGCCGGCTGTGGTCGGAGGAGAACCCGGACGCCTACGCCGGGGTTCACAACTGGGACGGCGTGATGCTGATCTTCGACGAAGCGTCGGGTATCCCTGACAGCATCTGGTCGGTCAGTGACGGCTTTTTCACGGAAAACACACCGCACCGTTTTCACTTCGCCTTCTCCAACCCGCGGCGCAACACCGGCTACTTCTACGAGACGTTCCACAGCAAGCGAATGTTCTGGATGACGCGCAACGTGGACGCCCGCGATGTCGAAGGAACGGACAAGAACCTGTACCAGCGCATCATCGACGAATACGGCGCGGACAGCTACCAGGCCAACGTCGAGGTCTACGGTCAGTTTCCGTCAGAAGGTGACGACCAGTTCATCGCGGTCAGTCTGGTAGACGACGCTATGAAGCGGCCCAAGCACAAGGACGAGACGGCGCCGATCACTATCGGCGTCGACCCGGCACGGTTCGGCAGCGACGCCACCGTCATCGCCGTGCGGCAAGGCCGCGACCTGATCGACATCAAGCGGCTGCGCGGCGCTGACACGATGGAAGTGGTCGGTCACGTCATCGAGGCCATCGAGGAATACAAGCCGGCGCTGACCGTCGTCGATGAAGGCGGGCTGGGCGCGGGCGTCGTGGATCGGCTGAAGGAACAGCGGTACAAGGTGCGCGGGGTCAACTTCGGCAACAAGGCGCAGAAGCAACTCATGTACGGCAACAAGCGGGCTGAGATGTGGGGCGCGATGCGGGAGTGGCTCAAGACAGCCAGCGTGCCGCACGACCGCTTTCTGAAGTCCGACCTGATCGGGCCGAAGACGAAACCGGACAGCAAAGGCACGCTGTTTCTTGAGTCCAAGAAGGAGATGAAAGCCCGCGGGCTGGCGTCACCGGACGCTGCCGACGCCATCGCGGTGACGTTCGCGTTCCCAGTGGCGCACAGAGAAGGCCGCGTTGACAAGAAACGCGGTGGTGGGTATTCTCCCGCCGGTGTAGCTACAAGCTGGATGGGGTCGTAGCGTGGCCGACAAGAAGAAGTCTGTTTCGTTGGCTGTCGGGCGTGGGGAAAAACTGCCCGCGTCCAAGGGCGCGGGACTGACTGCCAAAGGCCGCGAGAAGTATAACCGCGAAACTGGGTCAAACCTGAAGGCGCCGGCACCTAATCCGAAGACGAAAGCGGACGCAGGGCGCAAGGCGTCATTTTGTGCGCGCATGGGCGCGGTTGCAGCCAATGCTAAGGACGGCGAACGCGCCAAAGCCAGCCTCAAACGGTGGAAATGCTCATGAAAAAAGGGCTATATGCGAACATCAACGCCAAGAAGGAGCGGATTGCCGCTGGTTCTGGTGAAAAGATGCGTAAACCGGGGGAAAAGGGCGCCCCGACTGCAAAAGATTTCAAAAATAGCGCCAAAACAGCCAAAAAGGGCAAATAATGCGCCGCATGACACCCATGAAAACGCCGATGGGCCTGAAAATGCCCAAGCCGAAGGCTGAGATCGACGCCATTCCGGCTGCGCGCAAGCCCATGCCGACCGCTGGCGGCAAGGACATCATCAGCATCACCACGCGGATGCGTGAGACGCCCATGAAAAAGGGCAAATAACGTGCCTTTGGTCAAGTCATCTGGTAAAGAGGCGTTCCGTAAGAACGTAAAGGCTGAAATTTCGGCGGGAAAACCGACGAAACAGGCGGTAGCCATTGCCTACAGCGTCAAGCGCGAAGCGGCCAAAAAGGGTAAGAAGTAAGCATATGGCTGACCCCACAGGTATGCAGAAGGCGGGCCAGGTCGCCAACGTGGGGTCAAACCCGGTGAAGTCGTCTGCGGGCGACGACGACAAGATGGCGACCATGCGCCACCGCCTGAAGATGGCGCAGTCGGCGTATTCGGACAGCCGTGAGGACGAACTGGACGATCTGCGGTTCATGGCCGGCAGTCCTGACAACCAGTGGCAGTGGCCCGCCGACGTGCTGGCCACCCGCGGCAGCGTGCAGGGCCAGACGATCAACGCCCGCCCGTGCCTGACCATCAACAAGCTGCCGCAGCACGTCCGTCAGGTGACGAACGAGCAGCGCCAGAACCGGCCCAGCGGCAAGGTCATCCCCGCCGACGACAACGCCGACGTTCAGGTCGCTGAGATTTTCAACGGCGTGGTGCGGCACATCGAGTATATGTCGGACGCCGACGTGGCCTACGACACCGCCTGCGACAACCAGGTGACCTACGGCGAAGGTTACATCCGCCTGCTGACGGAATATTGCAACGACGAGACGTTCGATCAGGACATCCGTATTGCGCGCGTCCGCAACTCGTTCAGCGTGTACATGGACCCGACGATCCAAGACCCGTGCGGCGCCGACGCTGAGTGGTGCTTCATCACCGAAGACATCCTCAAAGAAGAATATGAACGGATGTTCCCGGACGCGACGCCAATCAGCACGCTGTACAGCCAAGGCGTCGGCGATCAGGGCATCTCGTCGTGGCTTCAGGAAGACACGATCCGCATCGCGGAATACTTCTACAACACCTACGAAAAAGCCACGCTGCACCTGTACCCCGACAACCAGACTGCGTTCCGCGGCACGCCGCAGGACAAGCAGCTTATGGCCATGTTCGGCAAGCCGATCCGCAGCCGCGAAGTTGACCGCAAGAAGGTCATGTGGATGAAGACCAACGGCTTCGACGTGCTGCAAGAGCGCGAATGGGCCGGCAAGTGGATTCCGGTCGTGCGCGTCATCGGCAACGAGTGGGAAGTCGATGGGCAGATGTACATCAGCGGCCTTGTGCGTAACGCCAAGGACGCCCAGCGGATGTACAACTACTGGACGAGCCAAGAAGCCGAGATGCTGGCGCTGGCCCCCAAAGCGCCGTTTATCGGCTACGGTGGCCAGTTCGAAGGCTACGAGATGCAGTGGAAGACTGCCAATACGACCAACTGGCCGTATCTGGAGGTCAACCCAGACGTGACGGATGGTGCAGGCTCGGTCTTGCCCCTGCCGCAGCGCGCACCGCCTCCGCTGCCCCAGACTGGCCTGATCCAAGCCAAGATGGGGGCTGCTGACGACATCAAAGGCACCACTGGGCAGTACGACGCCAGCCTTGGGATGCAGGGCAACGAACGCTCTGGTAAGGCCATCCTCGCCCGCGAGAAGCAGGGCGACGTTGGCACCTACCACTACGTTGACAACCTGGCCCGCGCGATCCGCCACATCACCCGGCAGATCGTTGACCTGATCCCGAAGATTTACGACACGCAGCGCATCGCACGCATCATCGGCGTGGACGGCGAAGTCGATATGGTCAAGTTCAACCCGTCGCAGCCGGAAGCCGTCAAGGAAATCCGTGACCCGCAGACCGGCGGCATGATCGAGAAAATCTACAACCCCAGCGTCGGCACCTACGACGTGATGGTCACGACTGGCCCGGGCTACATGACCAAGCGTCAGGAAGCCTTGGACGCCATGAGCCAGATTCTGCAAACCAACCCGCAGCTTTGGGCTGTGGCGGGCGATCTGTTCATCAAGAACATGGACTGGCCGGGCGCGCAGGAGATGGCGGCACGGTTCAAGAAAATCCTCGATCCGAAGGTTCTGTCGGAAGGCGATCAGTCGCCTGAGATGATGGCGGCCCAGCAGCAACTGGAAGCCATGACGCAAGAACTGAACCGCATGACGGACATCATCTCCAACGTGCAGGACAGCGTCGCCCAGCGCGAGGTGGACATCAAGGAATACAAGGCCCAGGTGGACGCCTACGACGCTGAGACGAAGCGGATCAGCGCCATGCAGCAGAGCATGACGCCAGAGCAGATTCAGGACATCGTCATGGGTACAATCGCTGCGGCGCTGGACACCGGCGACTTGATCGGCGGCGCGCCAGAGATGCGCGAGATGCCCGACATGGAGCAGCCTGAGATGCAGCCGGAAATGCCGCCTGAAATGCCGCCCGAAGGAATGATGGAATGACGTGCGCGGACTTCATCGGAATGCTGTTTCTGGCGCGGGATGTGACCCATTCCGCCCACCTGAACACACGCAGCTACGCCAAGCACATCGCGCTGAACGAGTTTTACGACGGCGTGATCGACTTCGCGGACAAGTTTGCCGAAGCCT